TAAATGACCTACAAGAAAAAATATATAGGATGGAAACAACTAGTACTATTGGTCATAAAGCTATGCAACAGAGGGACTGGGAGAGAGGGAAGATGCTTGATAAAGTTAATCAAGGCAAGACTGGTACTAATGTATGGAATAAGGAGGCGGGGCCTTTCTCTTGGAAAGGGTCAGGAGGGTTATCTAAATGGTTATCGGGATTAGGGTTAACTTTTGGGGCAGGTGCATCAAATTCGGAAACACCTTTAACAAATAAAGAAAAAGCGTCACTTGAATTAGACAAGAAGTTCGATGCGGCTTCTAGTTCAGTTGGCATTAACCCTATACAGTACTCGGTAGACCAGGTAGGAAAGAAGGGGGTAGCCGCAGAGGTACTAGAGTATTTGAAACAGTATTACCCAGGCACTGAAGTCGATGGAGACTTAGTAGACCACTACTCTACTTCAAGAGCCTTAGCTAGTTCACCTTGGGGGCCTACATTAACCGGATTAGGGTCTCTAGGGTCTGATTGGAAGGATAAGAGCAAAGATGATAATACTGCTAATATTGCAGGTTACACTGGCTTTTCAGTAGATCAGGCAATGAATGCTGGAGTATTTAAACATACTGCTGCAGACGATATGAAAGAGGGCCTTACTGCAGCTAAAATGAAAGAGATACAAGATGCTTCTGACGCTTTAAACTGGCAGAAGCGGGAGAGCCTTTGGCAGTCTTCTTCAATATACGAGTTCTTCTCTAATATATTTTCGGACAGTACTCCTGATAAGGAACTAATAGATTCCGTAAATAGTAAAATGATGAATGAAGGTGCCTCCGTTTTAATAACTAATACAGATGAGTTAGCGGAAAAAACTTCTGAAAAAGTGAAGAATAAAACAATTCCTAGAGAAGTAGAGTCTAAGAATTTAGACTTAAATATAGCAGGTACAGCCAAAAGTACTGCAGAGGAGGGAGTCAGGCAGCTAATAACTTCTGGCGAAGTAAACACTCGTAACTTGGCAGGCAGCTTTGCTAGTTCTTTGATGACAAGTGCTACCAATAAGGCCGTAGACGCAGTAATGGATTACGATTGGATGAGCTTATTCTTCGCTAATGGTGGAATCGCTAAAGGAGGTTTTAGAGCGTTCGCAAGCGGAGGAGTTGTCAACAAACCTACAGTGGGCTTAGTTGGCGAAGGCAAGTATAATGAAGCCGTAGTTCCTTTACCGGATGGTAAGTCCATTCCGGTAATTGGGGGCGGGGGCGGAGAAACCAATAACAATATTACAGTTAACGTAACCATCGATAGTGATGGCAATGCTAAGTCAGATGCACAGCAACCTGGTATAGGCCCTGAACAGGCCAAACAACTGGGTTACATGGTAACTCAAGCGGTACAGTCAGAGTTAGTGGAACAGAAGAGACCTGGAGGGCTACTAAGTAGTTACTAAATATGGCAAATTTTAATACAGAAGTAAATATTAACCCAGACAGGGGGCTAAAAGCAGATCAAGCACCTAGAGTACTAAGAGCTGCTTATGGGGATGGATACGAGCAAAGGGCTGCAGACGGCATTAATAACCTGCCAGAAAAGTGGAACTTAACTTGGAAGAATCGTACCTCTGCTGAAGCTAATAAGATAGTCAAGTTCTTAGAGGATCAGGGGGGAGTAACTGCATTTGATTGGTACCCAACAGGGTATGATATTGCTAGTACTACTACTAGTGCCGCTACTAAGAAGTTGATTGATACTACTCAGTACTTTACTGCTAGGTACCTTAATACTACTGTTACTGATTCTGGAGGCACTACTACCACAGTTACCGCAGTAGACAGCGCTACTCAATTATCTCTAGCTGCAGATATTATGTCTACGGCAGAAACTTATACTATTTATCCATATAAGAAATATGTATGTGATAAGTGGGCTGCACAAGAAACTCTGTCTGGGATTAGAACTATAACAGCAACTTTTACTAAAGTATTTGAACCATAGGAGATATAATGTCTGATAAAATTACCGTAGATATTCACGGGCTAGAGCCTGGAGCAATAATTGAATTGTTCGAATTAGATATGTCTACAGGGTCCGCCCCTTCTACTGAACCTATATTCAGGTGGCACTCCGGGCACAATGAAAACTACCAAGAACTCGTATGGCAGGGCAATAAATACTCGGCCTTTCCTATTGAGGCAGATGGTTTTGAGTTTTCAGGTAAAGGAGCAATCCCTAGGCCCTCCCTTACAGTTGCTAATATAACTGGCACTCTATCGTCTGTGATATCAAACTATGATGACTTAGTAGGGGGTAAAGTAACCAGGAAGAAGACATTCGCAAAGTATTTAGACTCCTACTGTTACACAGATGGGTACCCGGTAGCTGGAGTATGTACAGGGGAGTCTGGTAGTGATGCTAGCCTCAGCAAGACGGACTGTGCAGACGCTACTAAAAATGGTTCTGCAGGCACTTGGACAGTGTATAATCAGACTACTTGTGAAGCGGCAACAGGGCCCGGTATATGGTACGTATCCGCACTAGCAGATGATACTGCGCACTTTGCAGATGAGATATGGTATATAGATAGAAAATCTGTGGAAACTCGCACTCATATAGAATTTGAGCTAACTGCAGCACACGATATTTATGGGGTACAGCTACCTTCTAGAACTGTTATTGCTAACTCGTGCCCTTGGGCGTATAAGGGAGTAGAGTGTGGGTACTCTGGGGGTACTTACTGGGACATAGACAATAATACTGTAGTATCTTCATCAGATGATGTATGTGCTAAAACTTTTACAGCTTGCGAGCTACGATTCCCAGAATCTGTGGAAAGCCCTTTCGGAGGCTTCCCAGGAGCGGGATTAAACGTAGGATGAATGAAGCCACTTTAAAAGATTTTAGACTACACACCGAGAAGGAGTACCCTAAAGAAGCTTGCGGGTTTGTTATTGGGGTGGGTAAAAAGGAAAGATATTTCCCTGCTAATAATATAGCCGAAACTCCAGAAGAGCATTTTATAATTGACCCAGTAAGTTACGTAGATGCGGAGGACTTAGGGGGTATTATAGGTATATGCCACTCTCACCCTAATGAGGGGTGCGAACCCTCAGAAGCGGATAAAGTGTCCTGTGAGAGCACAAATAAACCTTGGCACATACTTAGCTGGCCAGGAGATAGGTTGTTTAGCTGGGAACCAATAGGGTACGAAGCCCCTATATTAGGAAGGCAGTTCAGTTACGGAGTTTTAGACTGTTGTACATTACTTAGAGATTATTACAAAAAAGAATTAAATATAGATTTTGAGTGTCGCAGCGGTCAAGATGGCTGGTGGGATAAAGGAGAGAATAGATACTTAGAAAATTATAAGGAGCAAGGGTTTATACAGATAAAAGAGGAAGATGATATAAGAAAATATGATATATTTCTTATAAAATTAGTTTCCCCTGTACCAAACCATGCGGCAGTTTTCATCGGGAACGATAGAATTTTACATCACGTACACGGTAGATTATCCAATAGAGAACTTTATGGAGGATATTGGAGAAAGCATACCACGCATCATTTAAGGCACAAATCACTATGTTAAAAAACGTAACACTATATGGAGAACTAGCAGACAAGTACGGAAAGAGCTGGACTTTAGATATTAATTCGCCTGCAGAGGCTATAAGAGCCCTGTGTGCGAATAACCCGGGATTCCGAGGATTTATGGCGGCATCTGCAGACAGAGGTATAGGGTATAAAGTACTAGTAGGTAAAAAAGAGCTAGATAACGTACTGAGTGAAATGTCCAATCCTACAGGTAAGCAAGATATTAAAATTGTACCAGTTATTGGAGGAGCTAAGTCCAAGCTAGCTACTGTTATCATCGGAGCTATTATGATTTATGCGGCAGTAATGACTGCGGGCGCATCTACTATTGCAACTGCCCAAGCGGCTGCTACAGCTGCGGGTACAGCTGGGGGTGCAGCAGCAGCGGGGGGTGCAGCAGCAGCTACGACTATGGGTACTATAAGTATGGGTACTCAATTCGGTATCGGTATGGCGAATCTATCTGGCATGTCTTTAATGGCCGCCAAGTTTGGAGCAATGTTAGTATTAGGAGGCATTTCCTCTATGTTGTCTAGTACTCCAGAACCTCCTATAGAGGCAAAGAAGGCCCAAAACTATTCTTTTAATGGAGCCGCGAATACA